TTGATGATGTTGAAGATGTAATAGATAATGCTAACCGCAGAAATGCCAGATTGATTAACAGCAATAAACTTCCTAATGCTGTAAGTGACGTAATCAGTAAGATAGACAAAAAGATTACAGAGGGTGATTCAGTTACCAAAACCGACATGAACAATCTGTTTACGAACATAAACAATTCGTTTGCCGGACTTGGTGATGGTAAAGTTCCAGATGAAGTACAGGCTACTATGGACAACATAGAGTATGCGATTCTGACTAACTCACCCAAACTTATCAATTACATGGCTACGTTGCGTAGGCAGATGGAAGAAGCGTTTACAAATGCTGTTTATGACAATGCGGGCGAGCTTATCTACAACGCTAACGATATTTCTACCAGATTAAGTAAAGACGTTGGCAAGATAGAAGAAGCCCTTACTCATGGTGCAAAACCTGTCATGGGTAAGTTGGAAGATGATATAAAAGAACTTTTCGGTGGTACATTACCAGAAGAAGTTGACAAGAGTTATAAGAACCTTGCAGACACTATCAACAATGGTAGTGGCGCAAAAGCGGTTACTGATGCACTCAACGGATTTAAGCTGACATTAGTTAAATTTGCTGATGACGCAGGAATGAATATTGACTTGGCTTTAGGCTATGCTATTACCGAAAACGGGCATATGGTTACTACGGCTATCGGTGGTGTTTCGGATGAAACAAAAACCACTTACATGAAGAAGAACGAAATGGCTTCACCGTCCAAACTGTATAAGCGTTTAGGCAAGTACATTCCTGACGGTATAGCACTTGGTATTGAGGACGGAACGAATGAAGTTGACAAGTCTATGGATAGGTTAGCAACTTCTATGCAAGCCGAGTTTAAGGGTTACAAGTGGAATATCCCGTCACTCAATATTGGCAGGTCTAATGTTGGTAGCAGTTTCAATTATGGCAATATGGACAGTAACAACGCTTTCATGTCGCAGATGGCGAGTGCAATTAATCAGGCAGCAGCTAACGGTCAGACAGAGGTTGTATTCAGGATTGAGGGTGATCCTCATGGAATGTTTACAGTAGTGCGTGAGGAAGATGCACGTTATAAGAACAAATTAGGGCATAGTGCATTTGCATAAGGAGGCAGGACATGGCATACGCAGGATATTTAATCAAGATCGGTGATTATACCATACCTTTAAGTTTGATAAAGGCTGACAGCTATTATGCTTATGTAAATATGCAGGATTACGAACCTTGGACGGATGAAAAGGGCTATTTGCATAGGGATGCGGTAGCCCTGAAAGCCTTAAAGGTTGAGTTTGAAACTGTACCTCAGCTAAATCACACACAGTTTGCAACGTTAATGTCAAATATAGCGGCTCAGTACATTACGGGCAAGGAAAGAGGCAGGGAATGTAACATAACCGCTTATATCCCTGAATTAGATGATTATGTTACCCAAAGGGGATATATGGCTGATTTCAAGCCGCAGATGTATTTAGCGTCAGCAACGGAGATAAGATATGACGCTTGCCGATTATCATTTATCGGTGGCGTAACAACGGCAGCAGATTAAGGGGGTGAAGATATGAAAATATCGAATCGTGTTTATGACGTGTTAAAGTGGATTGCGCTTATCTGTATTCCGGCAATAGTTACTTTTTTGTCGGTAGTCTTAGGGGTTCTTGATGTTAACCCTAAAACAGTAAACGTAATTGTAACTATTATCGGTGCAATCGGAACGCTAATAGGTACTCTTATAGGCGTTAGTACAGCTAACTACAATAAGGAGAAAAATAATGGCGAATGAGGAAGTATGGAAACCCGTGGTTGGCTTTGAAGGATATTATGAAGTCAGTAATTTGGGGCGGGTACGTTCTATAGATAGAATCGTTATTCAGAAAGGCAAGGCAGGATTGCAACGTCATACCTATCGAGGAAAAATTTTGTACCCTGTTATTTGTGGTCAAGCTAACAGACATGGTGTTCATTTGTATAAAAATGGCAAGCATCATCCGAAACTTATAGCACGAATTGTTGCAGAGGCTTTTATACCAAACCCGGAAAACAAAAGTGAAGTAGACCATATTGATACGAACCCACTTAATGATAAGGTGGAAAATTTGAGATGGGTTACGCATCAAGAAAACTGCATGAATCCACTTACAAGGCAGCACGTTTCGGCAGCTAAAATGGGTCATCCCGATTGGAATAAACCGTGGACGGATGAAATGCGAAAAGCCGCAAGTGAAAGATGGAAGGGCAGAATTATTACGCCCGAAGCAAGGAAGAAAATAAGCGAATCCCTAAAAATATATTATGCACAAAAGAGGGGGTTAAAAAATGGCACAGATCAAAGTTAAATTACAGGATTGGATAGATTACCTTAATTCCCGTGTCGGCATAGATGTATATGTTTGGGGTGGGAACGGAGAATTGCTTGTAAATCTCTTACCTAAACTTGTTGAAATGGAAAAGTCAGGGCATACCGAAAAAGAAGCCTTAAACAACCTTGACAGGCTTAATACCCTGATACAAAAACGGCTTTTTGACAAGATAGACATATATTCCATTCGTGGCGAGGATTGTAGCGGGTTAGGCGTGAGGTTCTTGCTTGACAACGGGATAATCAAAAGCGATACAAATTGCAACGGCTTATACAACTTGACAAAAGGGCAATCCTTAAAAGTTGAGGATGTAGAAGCGGGCGATTATCTGTTTGACGGTTCGGAATCAAATAAATGGCATATAGGTTACGCTATCAATAACAAATACGCTATCGAATGTCAAGATCACGATAATGGAGTAGTTAAAACCCGTATTTCGGAACGTAATTGGAAATATGCTACCAGACCTAATTGGTATGCGGGTATGCCTGAAAAACCTGTACTTCGTAGAGAGTTAAAGTTAACTGACCCGTACATGACAGGGGATGATGTAAAAACAGCTCAAATCTTACTTGTTGAAAAAGGCTACAATCCCGGAAAAATTGACGGAGTGTTTGGACGTAACACTGATATAGCTGCTAAAAACTTCAAACAGGATAACGGGTTGAAATACGAAACAGGAACTATCGGCAAGAAAACCGCCGAAAAGTTAGGTTTTATCTGGGAAGGATAAAAACATGGTTGAATATGCTTACCGGGATTTATTTTATAAATCTCACCAGACCAAAGACATACTGATAGTAGATGAAATGGCTAATGTTACGCCTGTTACGGGGACAGCTCCTACAGTAACTAATGCTACAGTTGAGATACATACGGCTGACGTTAAGACCAATACCTTTAGGTTAGAGGAAAGTCTTTGTTCGGAAGATGATCTTACATGGGGCTTGATGGAAAGTGCGGAAGTCAGTTTTACGATTAACAATAAGGTGAGTATTCCGAACTTAAAGACCAATAATGATGATTTGATGCTGAATATCTACATCTACTTTAACGGGGATAGCGATACCTTGTTTCAGGTAGGACAATATATCTGCTATTCGGACAAGTATTCGGCTGACAGGCGTACAAGAGAGATAATCCTTTATGACGCTAACCATTTTTTAAGGGATTGGGATATTACGGAATGGTATAACGAGGTTTACGCTGACAATGATAATGAACCTTTGACCGTTAAGGAATTAAGGGACAGCCTGTTTGAATATATAGCTACAGACTTTGATTACATTATCGAACAGAACGAGGAAACCGAACTTGTAAATGACGATTACGAAGTCCCGAAGAATATTGAAAGCGATACGATCACATTTGGCTTTTTTATGGGCGGTTTGCTTAATGCTAATGGTGTTTTTGGACACATAAGCAGAACGGGCGTATTTGAGTATCTTACGCTTGTTAAGTATGACGCTGAAACTGTTGGAACTGTTACGGATGATTTCAGAAAACCGCCTACAACTTATGAGGATTTCGCTGTTTGGGGCATTGGTTTTGTTAGGGTTTATGACCAGAACAATATTCAGCTTGCTTATGAGGGTTCATCATCCTACAGGCATCCGAGCGTTTACAATATCGTTGACAACTTTGTGCTTTCGGGCATTAAGAGTTTGCCAGACGGTGAAGAAAACATCAAACAGGCTACGCTTAATATCCGTGAACAGGTTACGCATAGGCGTTATGCCCCTATGAACGTTGAACACGTTGGCGATCTTTGTATCGAGGTTGGCGATAACATTAAGGTTGTCGGTGACATAGGCGAGTATAACACATACGTCCTTGAACGTCATTTAAAGGGTTTAGGCAGTATGCTTGATACCTATACAAGCCGTGGCAATCGTAAACAGCCTAAGTATCAGATTAACGATAAATGGCACGTTGGGGATAGTCAGAACAATTCGGCTGATGGTGCGGGTGGTATCGGACAGGTTAATGATGAATC